TTTCATTTTGACCTACACCAGATGATTTTCTTCTATATCTGTCTTGTGCCAATTCTCTTGCACGGTTGTAGATTCTTCTACCTCTTGTTTCAGAACTTGCACCTTTCTTTCTAGCTTCCGCTCTACCCTCACCATATGGAGCATCCTTTTCGGTGATGACTTGCATGTCATTTCTCCAATCAGAGAAGTCTTCTTTCTTTGAACTGTTACCCCAATTCTTTGCACCTTTCTTACGGCACTTGACTAATGCTCCAGAAGCATATGCAGAAGGCCAAACACTGTAACGTGACTTTACCTTATGATAACATGCGTCTTTTGTGCCACTACCCTTACCTTTTTTATCTCCTTCCTGTAAATCTCCTACACTCATGAGTGCATCATACACAGATTCTTGAACATTATAGAGGTTTAATTCATTTATAAATGTATCAACCATCTCTTCATCAGTCCATCTTTCGATGTCATATCCCTCTTCTACTATAGATGTGATCCATTCATCGAACGATTCCCTGTAATCATCCATCTCCATCAACTTAAGTTGTTCCCACTCTGCTCTGTACTTACCTGTTGTGTCATTATACAACTCTGATTTTTTAGTTTTCATGTTGTCAAATCTCTCTTTTTCTTTTTGTGAACTGATGGCACTAACGATGTTAGCAGATTTTTTAGCTTTATCGTATTTTTCTTTTTCATTATTAGATGAAATAGACTGACGGGCTAAGTTGCCTGCCCTACGATACATTTTATTTTCCTTCTTTTTATCTATCTTTTTATAACCTTCAACCATATCATCTTCTGGTTCGTAAGAATTTTTAACCATTTTTCCTTGTTTCATTATCTGTGGAGTGCCTGGATAAGAACTTGTAGGATCTGGCATTGGTTTATTTGCCATAGGGCCAGTGGGTTTCTTAGGCATGTTTTCTTTCTGCCTCTTACCCTTAGCATAATCAAAGAACTTTTTGTTCTGTCCCATTGCCTTCTTAGCACCCTCAGTATCTCCTGCTTTTGCTGACTCTGCTCTCTTTTTCTCAGCTCCTTTCGCAGCTTTTATCGCTAGATCAGCAGAGACTTCATAAATTGAGGAGTATGCTTCAGATAAATTCTTGTCCATTTTCAAAGGATACAGTATAGCTATCATAACGTATTTATTATATCAATAAATAGAAGACAGGGACTCTATAATTTTTAGCTAAATGGCTCGTCAGGGAATATTTACTGGATTCACACCGAACGATGGTCTGGGAGATTCCCTTGCCTTGGGTGCAAAGAAAGTTAACGACAACTTTACGGAAATATATCAAACCTTTGGTGACGGAGATAATCTTAGTGCCAATGCAGGGAGTGCTGGTACTTGGACTAAGGCAGGGAACACAGGGATATACACAAGTAAGAACGTAGGTATAGGAACAACTTTACCAACTGCTTCTTTATATGTCTCAGGTAACGTACAATTAACAGGTATTACAACTGGAACATTCGTTGGAGATGGTTCTGGTCTAACTGGTGTGACTGCAACAGGTTCTGGTGTTGTCATTAAGGATAGTGGTGTTCTGGTTGGTGTTGCACAAAGTCTTAACTTCGATAGAAACTTAGATGTTACACAGGCATTTGGTGGTAACGTCACAATCGGTGCTGCTGATACAGTAGGATTTGCATATACTTCTGGATTCTCTACCACATCTGCATATGCAAACGTTGCTGGAGTATCTACCACATCAGGAACAGCTGGGTTCGCTGACACGGCAACTCTGGCTTACACTGCAAACTTTGCCACAGTCGCTGGTATTGTAACATACGCATCTGCATCTGGAGTTGCAACCAACTCAGGAGTAGCCGAGTATGCGAAGGTAGCTGGTATATCTTCATATACTCCAATCGCAGGCATGTCAACCATGGCTGGGTATGCACACACAGCTGGTATCGCCTCAGTCGCACAGAATTTAACAGGAACTCCATCAATAGTTGTTGATAATGTCAATGGTCTTGGAATTGTAACCTTCCCAGGCCAAGGCAGTAAGATGCGTTTTGACTTTGACGCAACAGGTGACTTACCGACTGCTACAAGTTGGAGAGGTATGTTTGCATGGGCAAACAATACTAAGACTGCATACGTTTCTAGTGGCCACACAATGGGTGGTTACAATGGTTGGAGAAAAATACTTCACCAAGACATGTATGGTAACTATCAGACTGTTGGTGTTATAACTGCATCTAAGTTTGCTGGTGATGGATCTGAACTGACTAACCTACCATCAACAGATAGTATTTGGAGATCAAACTCCACTGGTATAAACACAACAACCAGTGTCGGTATTGGTACTACCAACACAGAAGGATATAAACTTAAAGTTGTAGGTAATTACAAGCTCGCTGGTCGTTTAGATGGTACTACAACAGATAATGTTTTACCTCACTTATGGTCAACTTATTCATCTCTACCAGCTGGAGGGATACTTCAAGGTCAATTTGCACACGTTGATGAATTTGGAAAGGCATATTATGGTAACAGGGAAGAGATAACAGTTCAAGTTTCAGTCGGTACAGACACAGTTAATGGTCAAGTAACAGGTGTATTTTATCTTAATGGTGTAGAAAAACCAGATCAATTCCCTATAACAAGAGGAGTAACTTATCTGTTCGATCAGAACGATGCTTCAAATGCCAACTATAATAATCAGGCTCACCCATTCATGTTCAGTCTAACTGAAGATGGAGACTTGATACCAGGCGGAGCTCACTATGATCCTACTACTACAGTTTACAGACTAGATGGTGTTGTCAAAACTATGGCAGAGTACACCAGTGGATTTTCTACTGCTACTACTAAGACTGTACACTTTACTCCTCCAGCTGATGCACCTAATACTTTATATTATTGGTGTCATTTCCACACAGGTCAAGGAAATAGATTAGCACTTAATAATAATGCTGTAGGATGGAGAGAACTTGTTAATAAGAATTTTGATAATACTGTAGGAACAGGAACTGAACACTATAGAGTTGGTGTTGTTACTGCAACTACATTCTATGGAGATGGATCAAACTTATCAGATATTGTTGTTTCATTTGCAAGTACAGCTGGAGTGGCAACTGTTGCTGCTGGATTGACTGACAAACCAGATATCCTAGTTGATAATGTCAACGCAACAGGAATCGTAACTGCTGGTAGTTTTGTTGGAGATGGATCTGGACTAACTGGTATCACTGCATCTGGTAGTGGTATCATAATTAAAGAGGGCGGAACTCTCGTAGGAACTATTGGAACTGTAAACTTCGGAACTGGTTTGAGTGTTTCCCCAGCATCTGCTGGTGTTGTAACAGTCACCGCATCAGGTGGTGGCGGTGGATTATCTGGTATTGTTGTACAAGAAGAATCATCATCAGTAGGATCTGCACAAACAATTAACTTTGTTGGTTCTGCCGTGACTGCAACTTACAGTGGTGGAGTTGCAACTATTGATATGTCAGGTGCGGTTCCATTCACAGGTGCTGCAACTCAGATAACTGCTCTTGATATCACACAGTACGAGACTGCATATGCATGGGGCAACCATGCGACTGCTGGATATCTAACAGGTATAGGTGGACAAAACATAGGTAATCTATCTAATGTTTCTAGCGCAGCTCCAAGCAACGATGATGTACTAACATGGAATGGATCATCATGGGTTCCAGCTGCACCTACTGGTGGAGGAGGAGGTGGTATCAATGGTATTACCATCAAAGAAGAAGGAACTAACGTTGGAACTGCAACCAGTATTACATCCATCAACTTTGTCGGAAGTGGAGTCACAGCGACTGCAACTGGACAATCTGCGACTGTTACGATCACTGCCGTAACTGGTGGTGGAGGAGGTGGAATTTCAACCACTGGATTTGGAACATATACTGCATCTGCTGGAGTAGAAACACAGATTGATTCGTTCTCTGCTGCAAGTTACTCTGGTGCTGAGTACACATTTATGATTGGTCTAGGAACATACAGGCAGTCACAAAAAGTTCTTGTCATGCATGATGGAACCACAGCGTTCTCACAAGAATATGGTATCATGTTCTCTCCAGAACAACAGGTATCTATTGGAGCAACAATAGACAGTGGTAATGTACAAATTAAGTTTACACCAGAGGCAGGGATCTCTGGATTGTCCACATATAGATACGTCAAGACTCTGATTCAAGGCATATGATCCACACTAGCACGAATACTCTTGATAGGTCAGGGTTGGCTGTCAAACCAACTGGAGCCGATGAAAAGAAAGCATACTCTATCAAATGTTACACCAAAGAAGATTGGGTTTTCATTCATGAAGAACTCAAAAAAGATGGTTCATTAGAGGATAACATCCCCGATTCATCTATTGTTGTCACAGATGAGAAACTTCATAGTGATACTAGAGGAACTTACATGTTGACTGATGCGGAAGCAGAGGATCTAAGAAAACATGAGAAGGTACAGTTTGTAAATATAGATTATTCAGCATATCCAGGCAACTATTCTCCCGATCCTAAAGATGTAATTGCTGGTGTGCAGAGATTTGGTAGGGGAACAGGTTCAGTATCCAACTACAGAGCATGGAATACCGCACCATCTAGACCACCTACATCTCAAGCTGGTATTGGTGCATCAGATAAGAACAGAACTGGGTATCAGATACTAAGACATACACAAAAAGAGAACCCTTGGGATGCAACATCCACTGGTTTGAGTGGATCTGATCATATCATAATAGAGTCAGAACCAAAACAATTAGGTGATGGCACTGGCGTTGATGCAGTTGTATCAGACGATGGATTCTGGGTTGCACATCCAGAATTTGTAACGACTGACGATGATCCTGTAGGATGGTCAACAGGAAATGTCTTGACATGGAGTGGTATATCTACAACACCAGGCACATGTGGTGTTCTAGATCTAGTTCTCGATGCACCATATTATATTGATCCAGACTTTTTCAATAATAATCCATCACTACTGACAGTGCGTTGGGATGGCACAACAGTTCCTACAGATTCTGCTGCAAGATCATGGTGGTCTGATTCAAGTCAGAGATCAGTAGGATTTTCAACCATAGGAACTGTGACAGGCATCAGTACGTTCTACACTAGAGCGAGATGTAATGGTAGTAATACTGCAAAGCCAACTAACTTTACTGATCATGGAACTCAGTGTGCTGGTCAAGTATTTGGTAAGAACTATGGTTCTGCATACAACTGTAATAAATGGGTGATGAATGGTATTGGTAGTTATAATGCTGGAATCAATGATAACGGGCAATTTGATATTCAGAAACTATTTCATATATACAAACCCAACTGGGATAGACACTCCGCAATAACTGGTAAACAAAATGATACAAAAAATCCCACACTGTCTAGTAACAGTTGGGGTTATAGATCTACTAATTGGAATGGTAGTTACTATTATTACTATAGGCCATCAACAATAGATGGAACTACAACTGGAGTTTCTTATAGTAGTGGTTCTCAACCAGCTTTCTTTGATCTATACGGTGCTTATGGTGATCAAGGTAGAATGAAAGGAGAGATGGTAGATAACTCTACGACTGAAAGTGGAAAAGAAATGTCAGATGCTGGTGTTATATTTGTATGTGCTGCTGGTAATAGTAATCAAACACAAACTTCTCCTGGCGATCTAGATTTCAATAATTATTGGGCAACAACTAGTAGTTCATCTCTAGAAAGTTCAACTCACACTGAATTTGGATTGAATTGTTATAATACTTTCAATAGAAGAGGATGGCCACAGTCATTAGGAAAAACTACTTCTGGTATTTCTACTGCTGGAACTGAATATGCAGCGATTAATGTTGGTGCATTGGATGATGAGATATCTAGTGGTGGATTAGGTGGTAACAGCACAGATTATAAAGAGAGAAAAGTTCAATATAGTGACATGGGAACAGGTATTGATGTTTATGGTGCTGCTGATGATACACTCACAGCAGATGGAGAAGCTACAAGTCAAACATATGTTCACCCAGAAACATATAGTGGATTGGCATTGACTCCATATGATATTGACTTTGGTGGCACCAGTTCTGCATGTCCTACAGTTGCTGGATGGATCACTACTAAACTTCAATATAATAGAGACTGGACTTGGAGAGAGATCAAGGATTGGTTGAAAAATCAATGTGGTACACAAGATCCATCTAGATTTTACTATGGTGATGATGTCACAACTTTCACTGCAACAACACAGGCATGGGAAGATATGTATGGGCTACATCAATATGGACAAGGCCCTGTTGTTATCTGGGATGCTCCCACTGGTTCACCTAACGAACCACAGAAACCTGAGATCAAAATCACAAACTCACCTAATCTCAAGATTAGTGGTGGAGTTGAGATAAAGTTCTCTTAATAAATACTAAAAAAGACTAGCGCAATGGCAGAAAAATCGTTTGGTGTAAAGGATCTTAATATAGTTGGAGCAAGTGGCGACCCAACTATAGAGAGTAACGGCGACCTAAATTTAAAAGCTGGTCAAGTTGCAATCCAGACTAACACCACAGTCACAGGAGTAGTTACCGCAACATCATTTGCTGGTAACGGTGCAAATATAACTGGTATTTCTACTTCTAATATTGTAAACTACCAAGTAGGTGGTAGTGGTGGTGGTATCACTGTTGAAGATGAGGGAACTCCATTATCAACAACTGCAACTACACTAAACTTTGTAGGTGCTGGGATTGCTGCATCTGGAACTGGAGCAGAAAAAACAATTACTGTCTCTGGAGGTGCTGCAGCAAACAGTGTATTTGATACTGTAGATGTTGTAGGTATTGTAACTGCTGGTAGTTTTGTTACTGATCTTATTACCGCAAATGGAACTGGTAGAGGATTCTGCACAAGATATTATATCACTGCAAACGGTTCTTCTTCATATAGTATGGCAGGGCCTGGGCAAAGAAACTCTGTAGGGAATCCAACTCTTTACTTAATGAGAGGTTTCACATATATGTTTGAGAACTCTACTGGTGGTTCACACCCATTCCGTATTCAATTTACAGGAACAACTACAGGTGTAGGAACATATGTTAGTGGATCTCAGACAGGAGTACAGATATTCACAATACCACATGATGCACCACCAAATTATGAGTATCAATGCACTGTGCCAGGCCATGCTGGTATGAAAGGTTCATTTGTAATCCCTAGTTAATATTATGCCATTATCATTTGGAATTGGAAAGTCAAGAGGATCTGAGTTTGACTCTGCTGTATTTGACTGCAACTATCTACAGTTCTACTGGTGGTGGACTGATGGTAAAGACTTTGATGTTAGATCTGAGTTCTTAAAACCGACTGCCTTGGCAGGACAAGTAGTAGGAACAAATAAACAACCACATATCATAGATGCTGGTGGATCTATCACTTACATGAAATGGGGAGGAGATGATGCAGAGTCTACTGCTGGATATGAAGGTATATACATTGATGTAGATGCAGTAAAAACATTACCTGGCGGCATACCAGACAATATCATAGAACTAGACATGAGAGGAACTTGGTATGCAGAGATAGGACAGCAACCAGTAACAGTAAGAGCAAGTGGATATGATGGCGGAACCATGACTTTGGAGAGAGATACACCAAATGTACCTGGCTACGGATTCATAAACACTGGATATGCAAAATCCTTTACAGACTTCAAATCATCTGTGCCTGTGGTAGTAACATCGGCTGGTCACAGTGCGAACAATGGTCAAAGATTAGCGAGAGTAGTTATAGACTTAAACACATTCACACTAACATTTTTTCAAAATTAACTGAGTATAAATACGGCTAGAAAATAGTGGGAAATCACATGAAAAGATTCTTACCTATAATTATGCTTTTGATGGCGGCT